TAACAAGGAGTAGTATATGTGGAATAAAATTCGTTTTTGGTTGCATGAAAATGATCGACAACTAACATGGTTCTTCATTGGTTTATTTGTTATGTGTTTCTTTGTGGATATGGGTAAACAAAACTATTCAGGCGCAGTATTGGATGCTTTCATTGTAGGAATAAATTATATCCTCCGTCCTCGGTAGCATTAAATAGTAGTATCAATGAAAACAGACATTCAAATCAACCAATCGGCAGACTTACTACCTATTACAGACGTTGCTAATTCCATCGATGTATGGAATGAACAATTGGAAGTATACGGCAGTAAGAAAGCCAAACTAAACATAGAAGCACTTGCTGACCGTCCTGGTCGAGATAGCAGGTTAATCTTAGTAACAGCGATAACACCAACACCTGCTGGTGAAGGTAAAACTACCACAACTATTGGCCTAGCAGATGGCTTACGTAAGTTAAACTACAAGTCAATTGTATGTTTACGTGAACCTGCGCTAGGTCCAGTGTTTGGTATGAAAGGTGGAGCCACAGGTGGCGGCTATGCACAAGTAGCACCAATGGAAGACATTAACCTACACTTTACAGGTGACTTCCACGCTATTGCCTGTGCTCATAATTTACTAAGCTCAATGATAGACAATCACTTACATTGGGGCAATGAATTAAACTTAGACACTAACAAGATCGTTTGGCGTCGTGTAAGTGAAATGAATGACCGTAGCCTGCGCAGTACTGTGGTGGGACTAGGTGCGCATAATAGTGTTACCCGTGAAGAAGGATTTGACATTGTGGTAGCAAGTGAAGTAATGGCTATCCTATGTCTAGCAGAAGACTTTAAAGACTTAAAGCGTCGGTTGGGAAAGATCACAGTGGGTTATACTCGTGATAATAAACCTGTTACAGCTAAGGACTTAAAAGCACATGGTGCTATGGCTGCATTACTAAAAGACGCAGTTAAACCTAACCTAGTGCAGACCTTAGAAGGTACTCCTGCACTTGTACACGGTGGTCCATTTGCCAACATAGCACATGGATGTAACAGTGTTATTGCTACTAAGCTGGCAATGAAGTTAGCTGACTATGTGGTAACAGAAGCAGGCTTTGGTGCTGACCTAGGTGCTGAGAAGTTTATTAACATTAAGTGCCGTAAAAGCGGTCTACGGCCTGATGTAGTAGTGCTGGTAGCCACTATCAGAGCAATTAAGTATCAAGGTAATTATACCAACTTAGATAGGCATATTACTAACATTAAGACGCAGTATAACCTGCCTTGTGTAGTTGCTATTAATCGTTTTAAAGATGACACTGACCAAGAGATTGCAGACTTAATAGCCTACATCGGTAATACATTTGACGTTGAAGCAGTAGAGTGTACACACTTTGCTGAAGGCGGCGATGGAGCAGAGGAATTAGCACACGAAGTTATTATGGCAATTGATCAAAGTGTTCAGGCAATGGAGTTAACATATCGAGATGAAGATACATTATTATCTAAGTTAAACAAAGTGGCTACACGGATATACAATGCGTCGGGAGTTAATATGGATGCTAAAGTATCAGCACACTTACATGAACTACAACGAGATTATGGACATTATCCCGTTTGTATTGCTAAAACACAAAGCAGTTTCGGTGATGATCCTGCTAACAAATTAGCCGCAACATCTAAACATGTCTTAACAGTGCGTGAGTTAAAACTGTGTACAGGTGCAGAGTACATCGTAGCAGTCTGCGGTAACATCATGACCATGCCAGGCTTGCCAGCACGACCAAACGCAGAAAAGATCTCAATTGGTAAGGATGGCCGCATAGAAGGATTAGATTAGTTTTACCCCATTACACTGCTAGTCTAGCTCCTTGTGTAATGGCCTCAAAGCTCAATGTTTAATTACCTTGAGCTTTTTTTTAGGTTGATTTAATTAAAATATTAATGTATACTAATACTATGATATCATACACTCACATTGAAGACTATCTAGAACTACTTGGCGGACACACGCCAGGTACCTTAGTGATTGTTAATCCACCCGAACCTCCTATTATCAATCTTGCACGGTATGACATCACGATTGTGGAAAGTATGAGCGCACATACCTATTGGGGAGGTGCCCTAACAGATAGACAAGCAGATCTTGCTGTGCGATTAGTACTTAAATATCGTAAGCAGTTTGCTCGATACAGTATTGATGTTACTCCGGCAGAGAATCCACAGTTTCGTAAACCAGTGCGTGTGGTAAACAGATCAAAACAAATTTGGTTAGATGACGAACGCATTGGTGTACGCTTTCCTTACGACCTACCAATGATTAAATCCATACAAGAAGAACGAAATATAAGTCAAGGTAGTATGAAGTACAATCAAGAAGAGAAGGTTTGGTATTTGGCCATCACTGAATCTAATGTAAATTGGGCAGTGACTTGGGGCGAGATAAATCAATTTGAAATTGATCCGCTAGTACAAAACTTGTTCAATTTAATTATGGAATGTGAAGCTAGACCGTATGAAATTAAACTAGTACAGACTGCTGATGGTTATGAAATTACCAATGCCGCTGATAGTTTAGTTGAATATATCAACACCAAGTTAGGTGGCTTTGGTCAAGATAATCTAATTAGACTAATTGATAATTCTGGTGTGTTAGGATATACCTATGATGATACGTTAACTCGTCCTGCACTATTAGATATATTTGGCAGTAATCGTGATATACACTTACCAATGACAGATGATGCGGTATCGTTTTTATTCTCATATGCTGAACTAACCAATCGTTATCCAGTGTGTATATACGATCCAACAATGACATCGATTGATTTAGATCTAAGTAGATTTAATGAAGATGAAATAGTGCGTTTTGACTATCGTGGTAAAACAAAGACTTGCGATTATAACATAGATCATGTTAAAGTAGTATATGCACACAAGATACCAACAACATGGAATTATTCAATACCTTTGCTTATTTCCACTGTGGAAATGATGTACGGAGGTAAACGTATGGAATGGCTTAACCAAGCAGAAAAGATTGCGTACTGCACCAATACCAAATTGAGAGAAAATGGTTAAAAAATCTTTTTGTCATCTTTGCCTATCAGAATGCGGACTTGATATTACCACGGACAATCAAGAACAAATTATTAAAATTAGTTCAAATTTTGATGATCCTGTCAGCAGAGGATATCTATGTGAAAAAGCACAAAAACTCAAAGGCTATCAAAATTCAGATGATAGAATTAAAACTCCGCTTAAAAAAATAAACGGAGAGTATGTTTCAATTTCATGGGAACAGGCCCTGGATGAAATTGCTGAACAGTTAAAAAAATATCTGGGTCAGACTTTATACATGGCGCCGTTAAGTCCTACGTATAATGCCAATACAATTTATTCATTCGAATTAATGGCAAGGCTGGGAGTAGAATATGCTACTAATGTATTCTCGTACGAAAAGGCATATACTCTACTAACATATCAATCATTTTATAAACACGCAGTTGCTACAAATAAAGAACAAGCCGATGTATTAATAGTCATAGGACAAAATCCCTGGGTAACACAACCTTATCCTCGTGCTAGAACAACACTTAATGATTTTAAAAATAACCCAAACAAGACATTAGTAGTGATTGATCCTGTTGAATCAGAAACTGCTAAAATTGCAGACCTGCATTTAAAATTAAAGCCCGGCACTGATGTTTGGCTGTTGTCTGCATTGATTAAATTATTAATTGAACAATCAGCAGTCGACGATGAATTCATTCAATCAAACACAACTAACTATCCTAGACTTAAAGAACATTTTGATAAAGTTAATCTGGCTGATTGTTTATATCAATGCGGCATCGGGGAAGAACAGATATTACTGCTAGTGACTGCACTAAAATCAAAAAAAGTTTCAATTGATTTTGGTAACGGTATATGTCACAGTCTATTTCCTTACGCTACTAATTATCTAATAGTATTGCTTAATGTATTAATGGGCAATAATCAAAAAAGTTATTATTCTCTATTAGATAACCTGCATCATTATTTAAAAAATACTAAAACTCCCAACGGCAAACGTCAGCAGAGTGGTATTATTTCCAGTGCAATTCTAGCAGACAATCTAAAATTCAAATGTGTAATTATTGATAACGTTAATCCCGTAACGAGAACACCTAATAGACAACGATTGATAGAAGAATTTAAAAATGTAGATCTAGTAATAGCATTAGATAGTTTTACCACAGCCAGTACCAATATAGCTGATTATATATTGCCCACGCCTACATTTTTTGAAAGATATGAATGTGTAAATGCAGTACATTCGGATAATCAAACAGTGCAACTAAGTAGACCAATATTTAAAACCACAGCAAAGACAGCCAACGAGATATATGAACTACTAGTGGATAAAATTAATCCAATTGAACTTGCGGACTTTGCCACGCTGACTGAAAAATTCAACAATCGAGAACCTGAGGTTTATTACACATTGGCAAAAACCATCGGTGCTAAATATCAAACACCGATACTAGCAGTGTTATGGTGGGACTTGTACAAGTTTAATAATCATAATATTGAAATAACTAACCAAATGGTTGATCAGATTAATCAAACGGGTGTATTAAAAATCAACAACAATATACACAATAATGATATAATCGATTTGACTCCATCCTACCTACTGTCGACACTTAAATTATCTAAATTAAACAGTACAGATTCATTTGTATTACAGTGCGGATATAGACAAAAAGATTCAATGAATGGAGTCATTGCCAATCAGAACGAGCCTGTATTAGAAATATTCGAAGACGATGCTGAACGCATGGGTATTACGGATAATGAACAAATCATTTTAGAAACAGCGTTGACACAATTAAAAATAAACTGTAAACTAGTTAATAATACGCAATGTGGACTCTTACGTATACCAAATCATTCTATTATTAATCAGTTATCTAATGATAATAACGTTGATTATTTAAGTCCGCAATACAAATACGTATCTGCAAACATTAGGAAAATTAATGGCAACCTGTAAAATTATAATCAAAGATGAAGTGAACTGTAAGTTAGAAGGACTTGAACTGACAGAACGCAAGTATCTAGCCAACAAGTTTAAGTATGAAATTCCAGGCGCACGTTACCTACCAAGTGTACGTCTTGGTCGCTGGGATGGCAAGGTAGCATACTTTCAATTAGGTGGCAGTACCTACACTAATCTGCTTGCTGAAATGTTACCTTATATCGACGAGCGTGGGTATAATATTGAGCTAGAAGACCTACGCGACTATCGTACACAGTTTGATTTTACGCAGGTAACAGAAGCTACATTTGCACATAAAGTTTGGCCTAAGAAACATCCTATTGAAGGCCAGCCTGTTGTATTACGTGATTATCAAATTGAGATTATCAACAAGTTCTTAAGTAACCCACAATGCCTACAGGAAATTGCCACTGGTGCAGGTAAGACATTGATCACTGCGGCACTTAGCTATAGCTGTGAACCCTATGGACGCACTGTGGTAATTGTACCAAACAAAAGCCTAGTAACACAAACAGAAGCAGACTATATTAACCTAGGCCTAGACGTAGGTGTTTACTTTGGTGACCGTAAAGAGTTTGGACATACACATACAATCTGTACTTGGCAAAGTCTAAACATTCTGCTTAAAAATACCAAAGCACATGAAGCAGACATTACCATAATGGAATTTTTAGAAGGTGTTGTTTGTGTAATGGTTGACGAAGTACACATGGCTAAAGCAGATGCGCTTAAAACATTACTTACTAGTGTTATGGCACACATTCCAATTCGGTGGGGATTAACCGGCACAATACCTAAGGAAATGTACGAGTTTATGGCATTAAAGTGTTCATTAGGCGAAGTTTTAGGCAGATTAAGCGCCAGTGAATTACAAGACCAGGGTGTACTTGCTAACTGCCATGTAAACGTTGTACAACTAATAGACCATGCAGAATATAAAGATTATCAAAGCGAACTAAAATATCTATTAGAGACTGACGCACGTATTAATTACATAAGTAAAATGATAGAGCGTATTAGATTAACTGGTAACACACTTGTCTTAGTTGATAGAATTGCTCCAGGCAAGGCATTAGTTGACCTAGTCAAAGATGCAGTGTTTGTATCAGGAGGAACAAAAGCAAATGATAGAAAAGACAGTTATGATGAGTTTGCAACCAGTGATAACTTTGTTGCTGTTGCCACTTATGGTGTCGCTGCTGTTGGCATCAATATTCCTCGTGTTTTTAACCTTGTGCTTATTGAGCCTGGTAAGAGTTTTGTTAGGGTCATTCAAAGTATCGGACGTGGCATTCGCAAAGCGGAAGACAAAGACTTCGTTCAAATCTGGGACGTAACGTCAACCTGTAAGTTTGCCAAACGTCATCTTACAGTCAGAAAGAAATTTTATACAGAAGCAAACTATCCTTATGCAGTAGAAAAAACGGAGTGGAAGTAACACATGCACATCTTAACCTTAGAAAATCAAGCCTACGAAATGAACGAAATCCCAGACGAAGTTGAGGATTTACGTTTTGCAATATTAGATAATAGTGATCCAAAGAATCCGGACTATTTCTTTATCCCACTTATTTTCTTAGAGTCATTTAACAGTCCTGCGCTAGTACTTAACATTGGTGGCAACATAGTAAAGATGCCTGTGGACTGGCAGGTACTTATTGGCGAACCTGACATTGGTGACCTAGAAGTAATACCACTTACGTCAATCAATGACCGCGGATTTAGTATATTTGCATTTAATCCATTAAGTAGTTTTAAACCAGAGTTCTTCAACATTGAGATTGTAGATATCTACCAAGATGTTAAATGGTACTTTCCTAAACTTAAACCTGGACAGATGCTAGCAGTACCGATTGAATCAGGCGACTCACCTTTGTGTGCATATTTTGTCAAAGATATTAGTCGTCAGAGTGAAATCGTAGACTACAGTAAGATATGGTAACTAAACTTAATCCTAGTGTGATCACCGACGATATGATGTACGAGGGTGTAGTAGTATTAGATGATACTGAACTTATAGATTCAATGGCTCAGATACGAGAAGATCGTTTATGGGGCGAAATTCGTCGAGCGGCTAAAACAAATAAGTCTTTACAAATCGCACTCGATCATGCTATAATGATATATAAGTTATCAAAGGAATATAAAGATGGCATTTAATCCGGAACAATTTAAACCTCAAAAGAAGCGTGCTGTAGACCCTAACGCACCCCCTCGCCCTAACCTGCTGTCGCATGACAAAGTTATTAGAGAACAAAAAGATATTATTATGGATTTGCAACTACAAATACGTAGACAAGCTGAAGAATTAGAAAGTCTTAAGAACAAATATAATAACATGCAACAGAGCATAACTGGAATTCTTAGCTATTTACGCAAGGGTAAATGATGAGCAGTAGTTTACAAATCAACGATGAGATGGCAGCATATGATCGCAAAGATCGTGCGTACTATGATAACTTTACAGAAGAAGATCGTAAGAAGTTTAGTACCTATCTAATGCTACGCTATGGTGCTAGTGTTACTGGATCGAGTGACCTACAGGCATATTATCTACTAGCAGTGAATGAGCGTGTAAACAAAAACTTCTTTGATTTAAACAAGCATACTAAGTTACAATGGTTGTGTTGTACAACAGTAAGTCCGGGTATGGGCAGACAAAGTCATTATTGGCAAGGTACTAAAAAGAAAGAAGGCAACAGCAAAGCATCAAAGTTTCTTGCTAAACTATATCCTAACCTACGTGATGATGAACTTGATGTGCTGGTGGCAATTAACGATACTAAAAGTCTTAAACTCTTAGGTCAACAACTAGGTATGGATGATAAGACTATTAAGAAAGAGTTGGAATGATCAACGACATAGTATCAGCTTGGAATGAAGGTAAAACTAACATAGCAGCTACACCAACATATACCTGTAAATATTGTTCAAAGGAATTTCGTAAAGAAAGTACTTTGGCTGCGCATCTTTGTGAGCCTAAACGTCGTTGGCAACAGGAAAAAGAAGTCGGTGTACAGTTTGGCCTACAAGCATATCTACGTTTCTTTGAACTAACACAGGGATCAGCTAAACTAAAGAGCTATGCTGACTTTGTTTCAAGTCCCTACTACACAGCGTTTGTTAAATTTGGTCGTCATATTATTGGTATACGTGCTGTGAACCCACGTGCATTTATTGAATATGTAATTAAACAAAACAAAAAGATTGACCATTGGACACATGAGGTTGTATACTTAGAATATCTACATCAGTATATGCGTAAGGAAGCAGTACAAGATGCACTTGAACGAGCACTAACGGAGATGCAGAATTATGTGGATGAAAATACGGAATTATTTCCAAACGGGTTTACAGACTATTTTAGACTGGCTAACGCAAATCGTGTATGCTATCACATTGCCAATGGCCGTATTAGTCCTTGGATTGTGTTTAACTGCGATTCGGGCATTGCATTCTTGGATACATTGGGCGAAGAGCAAATTGCACAAATAATCTCAATGATTGATCCAGAGTATTGGCAACGTAAGTTTAAAGATTACCTAGCTGATACTGAATGGACTAAACAGATATTAACGGCCGCCGGACTATGATTTCTGAATTATTTGAAGGGTTAGATACACGAACTAAAGTATGTGGTATGTGTTTAAAATCATTACCAATCGGTATGTTTGGTAGAGATGGCGGTGCTAAGTATCTTCGATATGAATGTAAATTGTGTGCAAAGGCACAATCTAAATTACTTACTGCTATTAAAAAATCTGCACCTCCTGTACCTAAGAACTATACTTGCCCTATATGTAATAGAAACGAACAAGAAGCAAAAGGACATAATCCTAATAAAAAAGGTGTATGGTGTGCAGATCACGATCACAACACTGGAACATTTAGGGGTTGGTTGTGCCATAAGTGTAATTTAGGACTAGGTAATTTCAACGACAATACCGACCGATTACTTGCGGCATTGGACTATTTAAAGAGATCAAGATGACAACTAAGTTTAAAAGTGATATTGACATCGACTTTGCTGACAGAGATGAAGTAATTCGTTTACTTGATGTCACACCAGCTAGTATATTGCGCGATGGTAAATTAGTTCGTCATAACACAGGTGTGTATGCCACTGATGTTCCTGTGGATCCGTTTACTGGGCAAGCAAGTTTAGACTATGACCTAGCTGAAGATAGAGGATATGTTAAACTAGACTTTCTTAACGTGAACTTATATAAACAAGTACGTGATGAAACTCATTTAATTGAACTGATGCAGGAACCAGACTGGACTAAGTTATATGATCCAGAAGTCTGTGCAAAACTAATGCACGTCAATGGACACTATGATTTGTTATTGCGGATGCCCGAACCTGTAGATACTATCCCTAGACTGGCTATGTTCCTAGCTATTATTCGTCCGGCTAAACGTAACCTAGCTGGTAAGACTTGGAAAGAAGTAGCAGCTACTGTTTGGGATAAACCTGCGGATGATACTTATTATTTTAAGAAAGCTCACGCAATTAGTTACGCAACGCTTGTGGTAGTGAATATGAACTTGTTAGACACGTCTAACTAATGTAATACTTCTGCGTTTACTACGTTTTGACGCAATTTCTCTGAGACTTACATACGGCCCATGTTGTATTACAACATCTTTGCTGTTGAATGTTTTTAAACAAACCCTAAACTCTGTCCAATCCTGCTTTAAAAATACATTAATGGGTATAAGCCTGTTACTTTCCCACCACCACTGATCTGCCATAGCTAAAAACACTGTTTTTTGTTCTAATGTGCGCAGTGCAGCAAAGTCATATATAGTGGTGATGAATTCATCTGCATTTTGAACAATGCCAATATAATCATTACCCCCATACGTTATAAACGATAGGAAGGGATATTGATCGAGTAAAACCTTGTGACTGTCTTCCATTAGGATCCGTATAAATATGTGATAAGGGATAAAACACAGTGCCACTCATCACAAGTTATTTATATGAAAATATATTCACTGTTCAGATTTTGGACTATGATAACCCTGCAATTTCTAATAGAAGGAATAATGTCGTGTATCAAAGACCAATTGAGATTTACCGCGGAGCTGATAACCCTATAACTATCAAGTTTAAAAATCAAGATCAAAAGGCAGCAAATATCACCGGCCTATCTTTTTCTGGTTATATAGTAGATTATCTTAAAGGTAATGTAGTAGCAAATGTAAGTGTAACTGTTAGCAATGTAACAACTGCTACGGCCAATTGTACATTGTCTAGTGATTTTTTAAATACACTTCCGCAAAATCGTTACAAATTAGCATTCTTGCAATACGATGGTGTACTCGAAACACCGACCTATAGTAACGATAACTATGGTGTGTACGCGGAATTACGAATTAATCCAGGCTTTGAAACAGATCCATTTACAAGTAGTACCACTGATTACAGTGGTAATGTTGACCTAGGCACAATATAATGCAAGCACCAAGAAGATTACAGTTACGAAGAGGCAACACAGCGGCAATTAGTACCTATGTCGGTGCTCCCGGCGAGCTAATTGTCGATACTACTACTAATACCTTATATCTACATAATGGGGTAACTGTTGGTGGCACGGCAACTACAGTAAATACAGCAAGTATTACTAGCAACATTTCATCATTACAAGGTAATATAATAACGTTAACAGCTAATGCTGGTGTACAAGCAGGTAACATTGCGTCGCTGACTTCAAGTGTAACAGGTGCAAATGCCGCTATAGTTACAGCCAACACTAATATGAAAGGCTATGTTGATGCCGCAAATACAATACAAACAAATCAAATTACCACAGTAAGTAGTTCAGTCACCGGGGCTAATGCGGCTATCGTAACAGCCAACACCAATATGAAAGGCTATGCCGATGCAATTACAACTGCATGGACAAGTAATGCCGCAACTCAATTAAGTCAAATAACGGCCGCAAATGCCGCTATAGTAACGGCTAACACATCACTTAAAGGCTATGTTGATGCGGCTAATACAATACAGTCAAATGAAATCACCGCTATCAGTAATTCAGTTACAGGTGCAAATGCCGCTATAGTAACGGCTAACACAGCACTTAAAGGCTATGTTGATGCGGCCAA